TTAATGCGACTGTGAGTCCTGCTGCTTGCGGAACGGGTACTGGCAATACCGGCGTGAGCGAGACGTCAGGCGGTTCGTACCCTGCTGCAGTCTGCGCGATTGTAGGCAGTGGGTTCTTTGCACCCCAATCGACTGACAGTGCATTAGACCATTTGGTAGTCCTCCAAGCCGGAGTAGTTGTGACGCTGGCGGCGCTGGCGGGGGTTGTAGTAGTAGTACTTAGGGGGGCAGTTGTTGACGTCTTTGTTGTCGTTGCCGCAATCGACTTCTGGATCGCTGCGAAGACATCGTTCTCAGCATTGCCGCCGCAACTCGTGACGTGCGAGCCGTCGCAAAGCACCGCGCAGGGATAGCACTGGCAGGCCTGGGACATATCAACAGTGTATTTGATTTGGGCGTTATTGAGCATTGATTCTAAGTTCGCGCAATGAGGACATCCTGACAAGGTTATTATCGTAGGTGTACAAGCTTGTGCCATTTTCAATTACCTCATACGAAGCAGACGCTATAACTTCTTTTCTCAGCCGTGTCGCTTCCGACCGAGAATGCGAAATCACCGTTCTTGTCCGGCCAAATCTTTCCAAGCGACCACGTTTTTTTTGCATTGCTCGTCCAAATTTCAAGCTGGCCTGTATATGGTTTACCGTGTATCCAGTTCTCGTTATTATCCACCCATCCGGCGCGACCAGTGATTTGCACTTTAAATTCAATGTGCTGTGAAACGTCACTAGCTGATGATCCCACGAATGCAATCGAAATGTGCTTGCAGGGACACTGAATGACTGCTTTCGTTGCCGCTGTTGTTGCCGCCGCTGTTGCTGTAGCCCCAGCAGTTCCACCAGTTGCCCCTGTTTTTGTTGCTCCGTAATGACTGATTAACTGTTGCGCTAGTGACACAATACTCGATGATGAAGCACTATAACCCCCCCAAAAACAAATCGTGTCGCATCCAGTCGAATCAACGACGTTTATATACGTCTGAGCGCCGACGCCTTGCATCCAGTTACCGATAAGGATTCCGAGGTGTCCCGCGCCAGCTGATCTGGACCAGCCGATTGATTGGCTCGGGTCAACGTAATTGTCGCTGTTGTCGTAAGATTCAATATAATCCCAATGCCCTTTTCCACCGCCCGTCGGGTGATCCCACGGGTCGGCGTACATATCTGCCTGACTATTTCCAACAATGCCGCCGTAATTAACATACGTGCAATAGTTCTGAACGGTGGAAACTACAGAGCCGCCGCAACCCTCACCTGCAATACAGTTCCAACCGGCGCTCGCAAGAGCTTGGAAGTATCCTGCATACGGACCACCGGCAGCGCCTGGTTGACACACCGCTGCGCTGCCATCATTGAACGCATTGAATGTGGCTGTAGGGATTCCTGCGTTGTGTATGGCACTTGCAGTACCAGCAGCCGTAGTACTACCATCCCAGTCCCAGACTAACCCGGCTTCCGCAAATCCTACTGATGCCAACCAACTGAGGTTATCTAACGAACCAAAGTGCGCGCAAAAGCGTTTTCCCATTTATAGTACCCCACCGATAATAACTGTCCACCCTCCCCACGCGCCGGTGCCGGATGCTGGATACCACATCCAACCTACTGCTCCGTCCATATCTCGCGCAAATATCCGAATGACGTCGGGTGATGCATTAGCGTCGTAGATAACGGTTGGGCCGCTAGATGCGGCTATTCCCATGCTTGCTACTGATGTCCATCCTGTGCCGTTAACGTTCTTTGTCATGCGTATTATATTATCCGTTCCAGTGTAAAAAAGCCAAAAAGTCCCGGTTCCGTTGCCGCACGCCCCTGGCGAAGTTCCCGGCAGTGCGTCAATCTGGTTCTGTTGGTTGGCTTGTGTCTCAAGAACCCCACTTGAACCATTCACCGCTGCCGTGTTATTCAATGTGGCATTGATGGCACTAAGATTTGCACTGTGGTCGATTAGGTTCTGTGCCACGGCAGTTTTATAATCCGTATCGCTTGCGTTTAACATAACTCTCCTACGCGAAATCCATCGTTCTGAGTTGCGCTTGTTGGCTCTTTGCTATCTTCATCGCTTGCGTTTCTTGTTTAGAGAGCGCCGCCGCGAGTGCGGTTCCAGCTCCGGCCCCCGTAGCCGAAGTGGGAATTGAATACTGAAATGCAGTCACGATCTCGTAGACTGGCTGATCGCCGATCATCACACAGACCTTATCGCCGAGGCCAAAGTCTCGAGGATACCTGACCTGATCTGTCTCCTGAATAGTCAATGTTAGCTGCGTGTTTACGATTGACTGTGCTAAAGCCGCATTATTAGTTTGAACCATATTCGCGGCTATCAGAGCAGCGCTATCTCCGGCTTTTGCAGTAGCAGAGCTTATCCACGTTTCCCATCGTCCGTAGTCATTGATAGATTGAATGTCGCCGCTCGGTAGCATCAGCTTATCAACGCCAGTTTCAGGGCCGCACCCCCATACCATGTTTGCGGTTGGGCCACCATAATTGTATTGATAATCACTTAGGTTGCCACTCGCAAGGCTGAATACCAGGTTGCCATCCTGTGAGAGGTCATTGCCCACGTATGTCTCAAAGACAAGATCATACCCTTGTTGAGTAGTTTTGAAGTTAACGTTTCCACTTAGGCAAACATTCTGAACCTGCGTGAGAAGGCTTTCGCCACGTGCATTAGATGTAACGACTGCGCCCTGCGAGAGAGGATGGGCAACTACTAGGTGTGGGATTGCTCGTGTGCCAAAGTGATCGGAGCACGCGCCTACGCCAGCATTGAAATAGACAAGCTCTTTTGCTACATTGTCACCTGGGCCAGTTCGTGTATCGTAACCAAGATACGCGGGATCATCGACTATGCCCCCGCTTGTCTGGTAGAGCTTGCCACCTGTAGGAATAGCAGGCGACAAGACCGCAGGATATTGCTGGTGAACGGCTAAGGTAATCGTGTTCGTGCTCAGGTCAACACCCGAGATTGTTATGGGCCCTGAACCGTATGCAGCCGCTATCGGGGGGTTGCCTGTCGTTCCTACGAGTTGGTTCCAATTAGAGATCGCGGTTCCGTTTGCCTGCACCCACGTAACGGTATTGCCACCCTCAAAGCTCTCTGCATCGTCTACCACTAATGGAATGTCATATTCTTCACCGGCGGCGTCGCCTTTCGTGATATTGCAGGATATCCCGACTGCCGAACGTAGCACTCCGAATTTCCAGTTCTGCGTCGTGACGTCGAATAGCGGCCCGGTCACTACTGGATAGCAGATTCTCGACGTGAGGTACTGGTTATCGCAACCGCCAATTATCGTCGTGGTTTCGACTCCGGCTGAAAGTGTTTGCTTGATCCCTTTTGGTGATATAGGCCCATCAATAAGCAGCACGTCGTCACGCCAGAGTTGTATCCCCGTAGTAACATCTATATCATAACTGTTGAAGTCCTGCGTTCGCATATCGAGCTGCCACGACGAAACATCGTTGAGCTTCAGCGTATGTTGCCATTGCGTGAAGCGTGTAACCTCACCGATGTCCTCAAACGTGGTTTCATCGCGCAATATTATCTTGTGCTCTGCTTCTATTAATGGGCTTCCTGGCATTTAAATTCCTGCGTAACGCTTCACTAATTGCATATTGATAATGCTACTTCCGTATTGCACGAGTCCCATTTCGACCTGAATGACGGTAGCCGTAGGCGCGAATCCCCAGAACGTATTGCCATTCGGGTCCATCTGGAAACGGAGGTTATACATGCCGCCGACATCGTTCGTTGAACCCGTTGAGGATGCTACCCATACGCTGATAATGCCGGTGCCGTGGCAGGTAGGGCAAATTTCCTGGCCGCCACAAGTCGCACACGCTGCTACGACACCAGTACCGTGACAAGTGGGACAGGTTTCTGTTTTCATATAGCCACTTCCAACGAAGTCCGCTGATGCAGTGCTGCCGACCGTATGACTTTCCTCAGTCGCATCTACAATGACCGTCTCACCTGCGACTAGCTCGTGATTCAGTTGAAATACATCTCCCGTGGTAACGTTTGTGAATGTAGGTGTCTGTCCTGGCCCTGTGATAGTCCAGACTGGATACGAGATCGCCTCGCCACCGCTCGGAATAACGACCTGAAAGCCGATTGAGCTCGTGCCAAGTCGCCACGCGGTTGCGGGACCGCATGTATCCTCGATCACGTCGCTTGCGATGGGGTCAACTCCGGTGGTATGCACACCACACCACGACTTAATCCATAATCCACTCCGATAAACGGAGATAACTGCCGGCATCATGCCCTTTTCACTATTGATAACTCCATACGACGCCGGTGGCGGGGGGCCACAATTTGCTGCGAAGTTGTAGGCGTCAGGGTACAAGATAGCTGCCTGATCCATCCCAACGTTCAGGTTGCCCAATTCGTCTACCTGTCCTACGTGATCCTGAATCTCGACAAATGTGACCTGTAGGCCGGTCGGATCGTCAGTTGGGTTCATCGCAGCCTTGATCGCTAAGAGTTGTTTCTTGGCTGTATAACACGGTGGGCAACCTCGCATCCAGAAGATAACAAGTTCGCAGTCAGGATTTAGAGCACGTGGCACGATGGCAAACGTATCTACTATCTCGGCATTATCCGTGACGGCGTAGGTGTTGGCTAATGCATTTACAAGGGTGAGTTGTGTCTGACTATCAACTGAAGCTATGACATTTGTTTCAGTGACGGTCGTGCCAGGCAGCCGGGGGGACGCTGGATTGTTGAGAAGTGTCACGGGATGCCCTGCAATGCAGCCGGTAGTGTCAGTTAACTTTACAGTATATGCCCCCTGAACCGCATCAGCAGTCAGAGCCTCATCGAGACTCGTTGTGTTAGTCAGGAAGCAGTCATTCGGGTCTATCTCTACAGCGTAAGCATCGGCTGAAACAAGGTAATCATTCGTAAGTGCATCGGCGATGGTTATTACGGTAGGACTGTCAACGCTGACAATAGAAGTAAGCTGCATGACCGATTCGTCATTAAGCAGCACATCGGCGTAGATCGTTATCCCTAATGTGGGCGCGTAAACTGCCATGTGCGTGCCGTCACCTGCATACTTTAGCCGGAATACGTGTTTTCCAGCTGGCGTGGGATCGTATGGAATTGAATACTTTCCATTAGCATCTGTCGTAGCTGTGGCTGCGCGGTCAGTCCACGTGCCTAATACACTAGCCGATTTTGCTATGGTGTAGGTATTAGTTAAGTTAGTCGTGAACGTGATGGTGTTAACCGTGTAATTAACCGTTGATACAGTCCTACTCTCAGAATACGGAGTATTATCCGAAACAGTCACCACATCCCCCGCTACGAATGATGCGGCGCACGTTACACCTATCGTTGGTTGCCCAGATGGGTAGCTCACCGCAGTAATAGTCCCATTTGTGTAGGTATGTGAGGGGTAGTTTGTTAACGTTATCACGTCGCCTGAGATTGAAGTAATTGAGTTGGTTTCTGTATTGTTCGCATCAGATATTGTAACCGCCTGTGCATGTCCGGAGACAAATGTAGCCCCAGTTCCAGTCGCTACGGTGATATTCTTTGATGAAGTAGACGCAGTTGCGAAGGTCGTGGCTCCCGATATACTTGACTGTGGGAGTTCCTGCAGGGTGATCGTCTTCCCCACAAGTGCCGCACCGTCGGTAATTGTCGTGAGCTGGCCAGAGAACGTTACCAGTTCCACCCCATCGACGTGCGTGACTGTCAACTCAGTGGCCTTCAATGTAGGGGGCGACCACGTAGAGACGGTGGCGGGATAATATTTCTTCATCTCCGTAACGATCTGCTCGAAGCCGAGGGACTTGTAAAGAACGACCTGTTCGTTCTCTATGTCACGAGCTGTAACCGCGTTGTATTTTGGTTGGAACCAGATACAGAAGTGCGTCATTCCTGTAGCATTACCTTCGCTCCAATCGAGGATGCACGTGTAATCCGGACAATCATCCTTTACTGCATTGGCGAGTATCTGGTTAATGCCGTTTGCATCGTTCGGAAGCACTTGTGCCATTAAACCGCTCTTGACGCTAGGGCTCGCGATAAATGCGGCCTGTGTCCATGCTTCGATAGATGGAATCGCGTTCGGGTTACAAAACTGGAAGGTGTTCTGGTAAACGCCTGTCCCGTCAATGTCAGGGTTTGTCGTAGTTCCTTTTCGCGGCGTTGAACTGTAGTTTATGTATCTCGCACCTGCACCAAGAGAAGCGATATATGCCGGATCGCCGCTTCTGCCGGTTGTATTGAAACCAGCAAAGGTGCGCCATCCTGCAGCATAGAGTGATGCGAGCCACGTTGCGATTGCGCCAGTCTGGATGCTTGCGGCGCTGTTCGTCACGACTGAGATATCAATAGCGGCCCACAAGCCCTGGCCAGTTATAACTCCTTTCTCAATCGAATACGGATCGCCAATCTTCTCTGCAATGCAGATTATGCCATTGAAACCGTGAGCGGCAAAGTACTGAATCTCTCCATCGTTTATCATGCTCGGAGGTAGCGCGGCCTGATATTCAATCGAATAAGTGGGACTGCCTATCTTGAGAACCAGCGATGCATTAGAAGCGGAGTAACGCCCGGCCTTAAAGAGCCCTTCCAGCAGCCCAAATATCTTTTCAAATAGCCATTCAAGCCAACCCATTATGCCCGGGTCTTGTTTAGCCGATGTGGTTGAGATTGCATCGCCGGCATACGTTGCTGAGTAGTGACAATAACCGGATGTAGTTTCTTTGCGAGGAAACGAATACACACCACTCGAATTAGTGTGAGCGCTTCCTACGAGTACATTGGCCGTCGCGGTCTTTTTATAAATGTTAATCGGTTGACTCGCTACGCCCCCGCCAGTGGTGGCCAGTGTTCCGGTTAAATTAAATGACGCGCCTGGCGCAGGGTTAGCATTCGATGATGTGAGTGTGAGTGTGGTTGCTACAACGGTTCCGACTGTAATCGACGTCACTGCTGTCGAAGGCAAATGCGTTGCATCGCCGTTGTAGTTGACCTGATACGTGTAAACGCCGTTGATATCACTAACTATTGTTTGAACATAGTTACCTGAATTGTTGGTGACAGCAGTATGCGTCGTCGTAACGCCATTCGGGTCTGTCTCGGTGATCGTGACTACTGAACTTGAAAGGTTTTGATTCTGGGACACCACAGTTCCGGATACGTGGTAAGCCTGATTGACCTGCACAGTCGAGGTTTCAGTGGATACCGACACTGAAGACTCGTATTGCATGCTATCGCCTACTTTTTCCTCTTCCAGACTCTCCGTGATATATGGCGTGTCGGATACGATGGTCTGCCCCGCGTGAAGTTCAAGAGGCATGCCGGCCACAAGGTTGTCGGTGCTGTCGAGTGTGAGTGTCGTGTCGCCGGTCATCCCGTCAGCCGCGATGCCGACCGGAACGGTGAATGTAAGGAAGTCAGAGGTCCACGGCGCACTTGAAAAGCTACGCGTCAGTTCCGAACCGGGTGCGTCATACCAATACGGATCGTCTGCTTCAATATAAAGCGGGACTATAACGGATTTGCGGCTTCTTTTATCATCATCAACGATCGTATCGAAGCCCTTTAAGTATCTAAAGTAGAGCACCTTAGTTTCGTGGTTCTCGTTCGTGACCCAAAGTTGATGTTCTACTGGTTGTACGAGTGATTTGCGTATCTTTGCAAGTTTCGTCTGGCAATCTTCCGCAGATTCGCCATTAATCCGAATAGGTGTGTACATGGTGCGGATTCCCTGCACTACCTCCCGAGTTTCCGCACCCGCTATATGAGGGACCGAATCTGTTAGGATTGTCGTGGGGATCCCGTGCATTCCACTCGCTCCACGTAGGAGATTATAAGCCGCATCATATCCGAAGTTAACGCAATCACTAATCGTTTTAAGTAAATATTCCTCACCATCCGACGTGCGGAACACCCATCGTTCGCTCATTTTGCCATCACCACATAATTCGGATCTTTCCATTGTTTATTATAAATGATGTTTCTTACCTGTCGGGGAGATATACTGAACTTGGCTGCCAATTCTCGCTGAATCCATTTACCCGATTTGTAACATGAACGGATCTCATTGACTCGTTCCCATGTTAGTTTTGCTTGTGGGTTTCGTTCACCTTCTCCAGCACCGTTTAAATGCCACCCACTTAGCATCCGGCCTTTCTTAAGAGCATCATGTATATTATCTTTGAACGTCCCAACAAATAGATGTTCAGGATTAACACATGCAGGATTATCACATCGATGGCAAACATTAAGTCCTGCTGGAATTTCTCCATACGTTAATAGGTATGCAACCCGTGACGCAGTTGCTGTTTTCCATATCCCGTTATTTTTTACTCCAAACGAACCATACCCTTTTCTAAGTATGCCCCCCGTCCAGTTCCAACAATCACCACTCTTATCGACTTTAGACCAAAATCGCTCCGCTAAGTTTGGTGTGTTTATCTCGCTCAGTTTCATAGTTTCTAATTGGTCTATGTTCATATAACCTTTTTCCTTGTGGTGTTCCTCATCCTAAAAGATGATGATATCGTTCCTTCTCGTCAATCGCCATGAGTACCTTGCGCGTAATATTTTCAGAATCGACAGTGACATAGGTATTGTAATTAGTAACGCCACTTGCACTGGTCTGTTTACTTCCTGTAACGCCGACTGAACCACTCGGCACGACCACCCCACCACTCCCATAGTGTGGTAAAGATGCGATAAGTGACCCCCAATCTTCGCCAACCCTATGCCACGGAACAACTACTTCTGCCTCTCCCGCTTCCGCGAGCGTTGCTAATATGCCTCCACTTTGAGGCCCGACTATACCGCCGCCTTGTAGACCAAGAGTTTTTGCCGCAGCGGAACCCGCGCCGCCGATCGCACCTAATATAGCATTTTTAACTTCATTTCCGATATTACCCGCTGCTGCTGTAACGCTCGATACGAGCCACGCACCGAGGTCAACAACACTTTTTATTCCGGTCATGATGGCGTTGCCGATATTACCTGCTGCCGACGTGACGTCACTTACGAGAAACGCACCGAAGTTTACAGCGGCCTTTATTGCGTCCATTATAGCTGTTCCAACACCGCTTACAAGACTGTCTAACCATGTCCCGAATGCGCCGACTCCACTTTGTATATCTGAATATAACTTACCGCCAAAGCCACTGACTAGACCCCATAGCCACGTTCCGAACTGCCCAAGTGCCGAAACAATATCATTCCACAGAGTGGCAGCCCACGATGCCCACGGTAACCCAATGATCCACGTTACTATCCCACCTATCGCGTCGACGAGAGCGTTCCATACCGTTGTTGCAAATTTCCCCCAGTCCAACCCTACTAGCCACGTTAATAGTGCCACTGCAGCGACACCTAAAGCCGCTACCAGCATCGTAAACGCTTTACCCCAGTCTATCCCCTGGAACGCCTTGATTATCGCTTGACCGAAGTAGGTCAACTGCACAAATATTAATGTAAAAATCTGATTCCAGTTAACCCCTTTAAGCGCACTCATGAGTGCCGTTCCTAATACGGTGGCCGCACCTGCGAGTTTACTGAATACGTTACTCCAATCGACTTTACTTAATGCGTCAAATAGCGCAAGTCCTATCTTTGCAAATATAGTAGGGAGTAATACAAGTAGTTTAACAAAGACATCTCCGAGTTTACCGAGGATGTCCGGTCCTGCTTTTGCCATCCCCTGTGAAAGCCCACTGGAAAGACCGCTGGATGCTTTAGTTCCTGCCGTTCCGCCACCTCCACCTCCGCCGCCAAATAGCGAATCGAATGCACCTCCGATTGCATTGATGAGTGATGTTATCATAGGGGTCGGATCAAAGTTAAGTAGACTCGTAAGGAATTTGTCGATAGCGTCAAGTCCTCCAGCGAACATCCCCCCCCAATCGATGTGTTTTAATGTATCGAATGCTCCGCCTAACAAATTACTAATCGTCGATGCGGATTCCCCAACTGCGGTAATCATCATTCCCGGGAATCCCATTATGTCATTCTTTATGGTATTAAAGCCACTTGAGAACCCACTTGTGAGGTCGCTGCCGAGCTTCCCAAAGTTGAGACTTGTCAGGTCGCCAACTAACGTTCCGACCCACCCGACGAGAGATTGGAACTGCCCGATAAGGTCGCCAACTGCACCCCTAAACGTGCTCGAAGTCGCATAGAGGACTGCAAATACCGCCGCGATCGATGCGACTATTGCAACTACGGGTAAAAGAATTGGGCCAATCGTCGCGAGGACTGTCGCTAAGATTCCGCCTTCCGCTACTGCCCCGCCAAGTCCAGCGGTTAACCCTTCCGCACCCGCCGCTTCACCACCTACACCTTCTACTGCACCTGCTGCTTCCCCTTCAACCGCTTTCGCTCCACCGCCGCCAAGACTTGGTATCTTTAATCCGCCGCTTGTGCTGGCAGCATACATATCTTTGAGGCTGCTTGTTACCTTATCAATGTCCTTTGGCAAACTGGTGATGCTCATATTAAACTTACTGAGCACCATCTGCAAAGCGCCGACGCCACCGACAAGCGCGAGGAAGCCAACGACAATAAGTTGTATCGGTGCTGGCATACTAGCGAACGCTGTAGCCAGCATAGTAATAACAGGAATAAGTGGTTGGAGTGCAGATAATACACTACTTAGGATTCCGATGAGTGCTGTTCCCAATGGAGCAAATGCAAGCGTTAAGTTTTGTTTGAATAATTCAAGTTTTTCTCCAAACGTTTCAGCGGCTTCACCTGCTTTTTCTGTCGCCCCTTGACTATCCGTAATTGATTTAGTCAGTGCGTCATTGCTGAGTTTGCCTGATACTCCTGCGGCAGTAAAAGCATCAGCGTTTTTACCAAGAAGTTTCGTTTCGGCTTCGGTGTACTTACCGCCTTCTTGGGCGTGGGTTACCATGTCCTGCCAGAACTTCGTCGAACTTTCACCTGCCGCTTGTGCTGCTGGCCCGATACCCGTCAGGATAGGCGTTATTGTTTTTGCTTTCAGCCCTTCTTGCGTTAAACCATCGAGTAATGAGATTTGAGCAGGAATCGACAGACCCATCTTAGACATCGCGGCCGTTCCTTTATCGAATGCAGGCGCTATCGAATCTATAGAAACGCCCGTTTTCTGGAAACCAACAGTCGCCATGTCGGTCAGTTGCGGCATGGACATTAACGGCGCTTTAATCCCCGTAAGTCCGGTGTTGGCGCCCTCTAACGCTTTAGTGAATGTATCGGTATCTGATGACGCATCAGTACCAGTGGCCTTAGCGTAATCCACCATATCCTTGGATGCTTCAGTCAGTGCTGGACCTTGCAGGTGGAGAGAGTTATTGAGTTTATCGACAACGCTAGTTAGTGTAGTAGCGTCAACAGGAACAGAAGCATACACCGACTTCCAACTAGTTTCAAGTCCCGCTAGTTGTGTGCCTTGTAAACCAGTGGCTTTTGCCATCGTTGAGAACGCACCATTCACCGTGGATGCACTCTGTATGGCAAATGCACCGATAGCAACTGCTGCAACTCCCAATCCAGCAGCGGCAGCAGTGCCGACACCACCTAGTTTACTGCCGAGACTGTCACCCTCGGATTTGGCTTCGGTGAATCCGGCTTTAAGTGCGGTTAGGTCTGCGCCGAATTTAACAATTACGTCGTCCAAATTTCTACCTCTTTAACCAGTGAAGTCTTGTATGTTCTTCTCTCGGTAACGCAAGCAGGTTCGTAGGATCATTGTTAGTCGGATTACAATCCTTATGGTGGATATGGTATCCTTCTGGAATCTTTACACGGAAATGGTTTTCCCATATCGTTCTATGCTGCAAAGTGTTCTCCAGTTTCCATTTATACTTAGACTCACGATCCTGTTCTCGGTGTTCGTTGGCCCAACGTCTTTTGATTTCTCTTGCGGCATCGGGATGTGCCAATGCCCATTCTCGGTTTTTAGTATCGAGTCGTTCTTTGTTCTTGAGATAATACTCGCGCGTCTTCTCATTCCGTTCTTCTTTGTGTGCTTCGTAATATTCCTTATGTTGAGCTGTAATGCGTTCTTTGTTCTCTGTGTAATGGCGCTGATTATACGCGTTGTATGCTTCTTTGTGTTCTTCTCTATACCTCTTAGTTCGGGCGATGGTGCTTTCCCTATTTTTGAGGTAATATTCGTGCGCATTTGCTTTCTTCCTTTCAGGGTCTTTGTATGCCATGATACTATATGAGGACTGAATCCTAATAATAATATCTATTAATCCCCCTCATCTTCCCATGGTGGTTTGCCGCCCCATATCTTCGGGTCTGCCTTTTCAATCACGAAGCCGTTAAGCATCACCACATCCTCGCCTTTTTCACCAGCAGTACCACAGATGCGCTGTGCTGTTTCTTCCGCTTCTCGCCACTCGGCAGAATCACGTCTAACCTCATCCGGTTCTAGTCCTTTCTGAGCGAGTAGTTGCTTTGTGATGTTGACCTGTAGCGGTTCATCGTCCCATCTTCCGTGTTCTGCTTCTATCGGTTCTGGTTCGTATGCTACACGCTGATGCACTCTGCCGGTCTGTACATATTCGTCATACCACGGAAGGATATCGCTTTCAGTAATGGCTTTCGATTTATCATCCCACCTATTGGCGTTGATAATCGTCGCCATAAGTTGCGCACGTTTGATTGAATCCTGCCGCTCACGTTCTTCCCATCCTTTATACAGTTCAACGAACTGGTGGTATGTTAGCGCGAATAACTGGATATGTGTTAGACTGAGAACACCTAACCCGATGCCTTTAATTTCTTCCCAATCTAACCGTCTCACTTTTTTGCGTCTTCACCCACACCTTCTATCGCCGTTTCAACGAATGGTTGTTCAACGGTATTCCCATCGCTATCAGTTCCTTCAACCTGTGGCACAAGACCTTTAAACGCGATGTTTAACGCTTCCATGATCGACGCAAGAACCTTACCCATATCTTCCGTGTTTAATATTTTATAGGCAAGACTCCGCGAGATTCCTTGAAACTGATCTCGTAAACCGTACTCAAGCAGGATAGCGGTTTCGTAAACGCTGACCTTTAAAGGATTCTTGTTATTCCGGTCGAGCATCTCAAAAAGAGAGATGTCCATTCCGGTTTCTATGCGTATATCACGTTCAACGTTACCTACCATTTCCATGTCGTATTTAAGATGCACCCTGCCGTGATTCGCCGGTTGGATTATCTTCGCTGCGATAGATTTTTTGAGGTTAATCTCAACTTCGCCTTTATGTGGGTTTGCCAATTTTATAAATTCTCCTTCAATTACCTACTACCGTGAACTGCACGACTGCAATCCGCGTTGCCGCGATGGTCCCGGTGCATAGGATTTTAACCATATTCGCTCCTGCCGCGAACGTCTGTCCAAAGTGGGACTGCGACATAGGTGGAAGTGCTGCAAACTGCTCGGCCACGTTACCTGCTTGGATGTGTTTTACCATATTATGCAGTGTCGTGAACCCCTGATTGCATGCGTTTGAATATGCGGTAACAACCAGTTCGCCGACGTCTGCATGTCGGATTAATACAACTTCCTTTCCTGTGGTTGGATACATATCGCCGTTTGTTGCGGTAACTGCCGACCACGTAATATTCGCGCCGACGTTGTCAGGGTCTGCCGCCGTGACGGCGATAGGTTGAACCGTGAGTAATGTTGGGTCTACCATTTTTCTACTCTCCTTTATCTCACTGTGACAGTCGTAGTACGTCGCAGGTGATACCCGTAGCACTACTAAATGATACACTCACTAGTGCGCCGAATCGTTCTAGCGGGAAGCGTCCGATCAACCGTTCGCCAGTCGTTGCGGGTATTGCTACTACAAGGTCATGGTCACTGCCGAAGTTGCACAGGTTTTGACTTGTGAACGTCACGTTTACCGGCGACCCCGATGTGTTCTTGACATAGAAATACGTCCACCCATCATTAGCGAAGGTATCGGGACCAACGGTTCCCGGCGTTTGGTGCGCCGATAACGCGGCCCAGTCCAACCCCGCTTCAACGATTGGTGACACCGTATAATTTACGGTTGTTGCCATTTGTTTTTCACTCCGTAGACTTATGCGTAGGTCAAAACTCCGCACCCTGTTATGGTCAGCGTCAGTTTGACAATAGCTCGGTTAGTCGCATCGACATCCCACTGGATAGCAGCATAGCCATAATACCCCGCCGTTGCTCCATTCGGTTTAAATGCGACACGCCGGAGTTCAAGTTGCTGCGGAGAGTTTCTAATAAGAACCTGCCCGGCATCTGTTGCGTTCCACTGACAGTCTGCACCCATAGTCCAATCGTACCCCACGGCCATCACCGCACCCGCTGGAGAATCTTTGTTCGTCGCGTCTACCGTGACCGGTTTCACGGTCATTTTCGCATCAAGTTCGCCGGAGATTGGAACCCACGTAGGAGCCGCGCTTTGACCACCTGCGGTCATCGCATTGGAATCCACATAAAACCGTGTGTTCATTCCGTTTTCGTAGCTTGCCGGATAGCATGCCATTTTTTTACCACCTTTTTCCTATAGGAAATATCCTTATTTCTTTACTTAGATACCGTCATGAAAAGCGAGAGTTCGGACGTCCAAACCCCTGTGTCTCGTTTGTTAGCGCCATCTACTACTATCGTATTGATTGTGTAGCCGCGAATAACAAACGGTTCTTTCATGAGGGCTGCTCTCACCGTATCTTTGAGTAGATCCATCCGTAACCTTGTATCGTTGCCTTTAGGAACCACACAGGTCACCCGCGCCATGAACTTGTATGTTTCACGGAGCGGCGGAAGCCCTACTGATGCGGGGATCATCGCCATACAATCTTTAACAAAGTTATTCTGTATCTCTACTTCGGGAGGGGCATCCGCGTTTACGCAGACATCTTCATCCATAAGACGTTCTCCAACCAGTTCGTAAAGTTCCCACATATCACTGTCGTATGTCTTTGGCTCTGGTTCCTTTGGTTCAACGTCTTTAATCGCCGTCCCGAAGTACTCAGCGACTTTATCTTCTTTCTTTTTTGCCACGTCACCACCTACCCGATCTGTTTAATCCTAAATACTAACTCGACTTGTGACTGTTCAAGTTCTTCTCGCTCTCTGCGCTCTACTGCAAGGTTCTTTGTCCAACTGTTTCCGAACCAGAACATAGTCACACAGAAGCTGGTTGGGTCAGCGAACTCCAATGCATTATCGTTAAACGCTGCGCCAATGAGTTGATACACTACATCGAGGATAGCGCAGTTGTCCATCGTTCCGCCGTATGCTGTGAAAACATCAATATTAATCGTGTATTCTTCTTCGTAGAAGTCTTTAGTACTCTCGTTTGTCCACTGACAGTCACCGACCACGACATAGGGAAACGGATATCCTTTAGGTGTCGCCTCAAACACAGGAACTACACTGTCGTTATACGAGATATGCCCTGTTAGTATCGAGTACAACATGACCCTGAGTTCAAACTGCGGATTCCGTTTAATCATCATCTTTATAGAGTCAACCCCTTCGTCGCTTCGAGCATAATCATCTTCGCTGATGCGCGAGCCTCCTCTATTACGGGTTCAATGAAGTTTGCTGCCTTTGTTCCGTGTTGAGAGATTGCGCGTGCGATTATGAAACCACTACCAGCAGGAAAACCGTGTCGTTTACCCCACGCTTCTAGTGCGTCAGATGGGGGCATGTGCGGCGCGGTTCCTTTGTCTACATAGGTGGTGTAACTAGCGTCACCGATAATCTCAACGTTAAGGTTCCCAGGTGTTGCGGGTGTTGCATGGATGTGGTTCACCATGTTTGACGTATCCCTTGGTGCTTTCGATTTAAGTTTGGACACCGTAAGAATCCCTAGTTTATTTAGCCCCATTGCCGCCTTCTCGGTTATCTTTGCCTCTGCCGATGCGTATTTTCTCAGCGCACCTTCGGCGTTTATCGTGATGGACACTCCCCCACTTGATGATGTCACAGATATGCCTCCGCTTGCGAGGGACGTTCCATACAGGTTATCGACATGAACGTATGTTTATAATCAACGTCAGTTATCGTATCAATCCTCGCATAGTGCCACACGCCGTTGAACCACCACTTGAGCTGCATATCCTCTTTTATCCGGTCGTCAAAGCGAACGACGATTGTATTGGTTATCTCCACTTCCCGCGCCATTGCTAAAACACGGTCATCGGACTTTGCTTCCTGTATATCTGCGGCTACACCCATACCATCAGGACCGGTCAGGTAATCAGTCCAACTCGGTGGGGTGCCTCCTGCCGCGTCAACTGTTCCGGGTCGCGCTTGCACTATTACAAAGTTCTTCATGCCTACCCATTTATTCGGTAGTCCTGGATCTTGTGCAACCCACTGGAACTTAGGAAAAGCCATTTCTTAAGGTGCTCCTAATATATCAGCTCATATCGAGAATCGGATTGATGAAAATTCTACCGCGCAACGGTACAATAGTTGTCGGCTGCTGATAGATGTCAGATGGTGATAATCCTACGGGATAATTGACCTGTGCCATGTGCTCATAGATAATCGGCGTGCCGTATGACTTGGTAACTGGTAGGATTGTGTCGCCAGGGAGTAGCGAGAATGTGAAGCTGGTAATCGCCATCGTCGCCGCTGCGCCGTTCGCCGTTGTATATGCGTTGGAAAGGGAGTTGACCATCGTAAGTATGTTGCCGTTTATTGATGCGATTATGTTTACTTCACCCCCCGCTGAATCGGTGATGTTCACAGTATCGCCCGCAGCAAAGGATGGGATCGGGCGGCCCCAACTATCAGCGCCGAATCCCGCGACTTTGGTAAGCACTATGTTGTTCTGTCCAGCAAGTGCGCCACTAGATAGTGTGGTCGTCGGCACAGGGTTGAGCATCACCAACATCGTCGGAGTATCTTTTTTAATCTGTTGTACACCGTTTATCGCTGCGACCCACGTCACTGTCGCGCCGGTCAGGTCAAGTGCCGTGCCATCAGGATATGTAGTATCAACCCAAAACGACATCGACGACTGCTCATCCATAGTGATATCCGAGTTTGTTCTGTTCAGGATTGTAATGCCAGTCATTGTAATGCCTCCGAAAACTTAGGGTGCTCCTAATATATCACTCGCCGCGAAGGGAATATCATCACCGCCCAGATCACTCGCTTCTATCCTGTAGTTGCCGTGACTGAGTAGGTCAACTGCTTGTACAGGAATGGTATAATCTAAGTTCTCTCTTGATGCGTACCACTGTGCAACCGTTAAACGAATCGCGTTGCGGATTTGTGGAGGGACTTTATCAATCGTGTCACCGTATCCGGCTATGTATCGGATTACGTAATACCCTCGGATGTAATACTCCCAGACCGCACCGTACATAAGCTGGATCTCTGCGGGTTCCATGGCAGTGTTCGTCGAATACCTCCCTGATGGTTGCAGGTGTGATGTTCCCGCTTGGTCTATTACCGTAAATGATGTAACTGACTGACAGGGCGGTCGCCATAGTTTGATGATTTGGGGTAGAGTTTCATAGAGGTATTTCTGGTTGCCCACGTTGAAGAATCCTCGAATATCGGGTATGAGTGTGAGTTCGAGGGTTTGAGTGAGGAACGCCCGACCGCAGTAATCCTCAATCATCGCCGTTGCCGCAGCGATTAGATCTTCAATGAATGCGCCTTCCCGTATCAACGCGGGATTGCTCGAATCGAGTTTGACCATGTTGAAAATATCATCCCGTTCAACCGGATAACTAGCTGGGGGAGTGATCGTCCTTAATGCGTATCTCATGGTGATGGCACCCCCGGTCGTGATGCGTCTACTTGTATAAGTCCAAACATTATCTTCTCCACCCCTGCTATGGTTGCCTGACACAACTGTTGCTCATAGGTCAATGGGGGCAGCAAGAGTGTATCAGCGGGATCTATCTTAATCGCTAGTTTCCCTGCCGATGACGGTACGCCGATCGTTATGCCAGCACCAACAGTTTTTTCGAGCACCGTCCCGGTGAGGATATGCCACAATCGCCATGTGTATGTGTAGTTTGCGATGGAGGAATCTACCGCCCCCGCCGGTGTGTCGACGGTCGCATTGATCGTTGTTCCCTCGCCTTGAGCAAGTGTAATTGGTTCAATTATTGTCGTCATTCCTGTAAGCGTAACGTCGTGATGCGGAGGATACGTCGGATACCACACTGACACGACAGGCATCAGAACCGTAGCGGTCACGGTTGGCACAGTTGGTTGTGTTATTCCCGCTGCGATCTGCGGGGGCACCACTGCCGCTGCGACGTCAGGAACCCGCGTTTGAGTTGTGCCTATGCCTACCGTTGGTTGCACCGTCTGCGCTGTGATGCGCTGCGAGGCGGGAGAGACGCCAGTACCAACTTGCGGCGAGACGGTTCGGACGGTTACGTTTGGCACGTCCAGCGTTGCCACAGCGATATGCGCGTAAATATAATTGCCCCACTCATCAAGCACCGTTCCGCCGCGAGTCCACGCGAGCGAACCGTCCTCAGTGGTAAGATATGCTGAGTTACCCGTTCTCTCCATAAATAAGCCGTTGTCAGCTATTATCGCGCTCATGGTGTTCCTACTGGCGGTGAATACGTTAGATTATAATGCGCCATCGCGGCATCAATCGTAGCGAAGTCGATGTAACCACCTAAAATCGTTATCGCGTTCGGCCCTACTGGTGTATCCACCCAACTAATGATGTTTACTTGGTAACGCACGCCGGTAGAGTTGTTGACATAATCTCCGTTCGGATTAAGCACCATTTGATACAAATTATGCCCCGATGCTGCGGTTTTATACATTTTACACCTACGTTGTAGAGTTTACCGTCCATCCTAAGTTAGTTGCTATAGATTGTGTGCACGAACCCGCGCCTGTTGCGCCGGTTATCCGTATTACCTGCCCGCCCGAAACTGATGGGAGCGACGTGAATAGGTCGTTAAGTTGGGCGGCAGTCATCGTTGTGTATGCTACGTCAATCTGCGGGGGTGTAGCGTAAAGGAACGTTGATGATGGGCTAAACGTTAGGCTCTGTAATC